TGTTTCATGTATAGAGAGGTTTGAATTATCTACAACGGCGTCAAAGTCATTGTAGGAAGACAATGCACACTCACTCAAGTGGCTGTCTTCATAAGGGCTTCGCGTCAGCCTTATAACTTTTCCGCCAGAATCTTGAATTGCTTCGGCTTCATTGGGAAACCTGCAATCGTCCACAACAGCTATAAGTGGTTCTTCAAATTCGATATCTTTAATGAGTCTAGCACGCCAAACATCTTCATAGATTTTCCTACAAATATCAGTTCCGAAAAATTGTAAAAATTCTCTAGCTGTTACTCTTCCCGGCTTGTGATACTTTAGCACGCCTTTGTCTATTAGCTTTTTTATGTCCTTTTGACTTGCAAGCTTTTCATCCGTGATAACCGCTGGCATTTCTTCCCACCTAAAAATCGTAGAGCTATTTTTCTGGCTATCCGTGCCATAGGCTTGATCGGTTTTTATTTCAAACAGCCCAGTACTTATCTGCTTAAGAGGGGAAGCAAATGAATAATTTTTAATGTATGGCCACATGCTGTATGCCGCCCATTCTGCAAATTCCGGATCTGACCTATTGACATCTAGAATAGCGTCTCCCTTTTCAGCTTTTCCTTCAGCATTTATTACGGTTGTCTTAACAATAAGATCGCCATCTTTTGTTATTCCAAAGTCGTCTATAACACGGTGTGCTCGTAGCTGGTAGCCATGAAGGAAATTAGTACAAGTGCTTTTTCCAGCCTGCTTACTTCCAGCAAATGCCAATATTCTACTCTTCATTAAATAAACCTTTCAATTGGGGATATAGTTCTTCTTTTATTTGTTCTATGGACATTTCACCTACGTCTTTTGTTGAAATGTTTGGTCTGTAATAGTTGAATCTTCTTCCGCACTTTTTCATTATTTGATTAAATGCTTTCGTACCGGCTTCATCCGAGTCTGTGAGTATAACTACATTGAGTGCTCCGCTTTCTTCTAGCAGTAGTAATTGGTCTTCGTTAATGCTAGATCCAAAAATTCCCACGCAGTTTTTGATACCCGCTTCGTGCATCCTCCACACGTCCCCTTGTCCCTCTACTAATACGACGGACAGTGATTTTTTTATGTATTCGCTAGCTATGTTAAGTCCATATAAGATTGATTTTCTAAATCCTTTGCTATGTAACCACTTTGGATTCATGTTGTCATTTACAGATCTTCCAACACAGCCTATATAATTATAGCCTTCATCGTAGATTGGGACAACAACTCTTCCGGACATTGGTCGATTTTTCTCCAAACAAAAACCAACATCAAATGTATCTAGCGTTTGTGGTAGATATCCTCTTCCTATATAGTATTCTGCGGGTATCTGTATTTTTGATCTTATTTCGTCTCTAGATATACTGGGAATATTTCTATCTATTTTTCGATTAAAGACATCTAATACGTTTAAGCTTCGCTGTTTATGTTCTTCTATCTTGTCCAGATCTTCAATACTCATATCAAAGAAATTGGCACAGTATGCCGCAGCTTCATTTAATGAGATGCTTCGGTTTCTTCTGTGTGACAACGTCCCCCTAACAAATCCCAGTAGGCTGTTAGTAAACTCGTCCTCACAATGATTTGTCCAACATTGCCAATTTCCTTTAGACGTTAGCCCGTCAGTAAAGATACTACATCCTTCTGGGTTATCTCCTCCATGTACTGGGCAAGCAAAAGAAAATCTATTTGGGTACTCTACATACTCTATCTCTAACGACGTAAGTAGCTCAGGCAACCTATCAAACAGATTTTCACATATCTGAAATATCTGATTCTTCGTCAAGCTCTTCATTTATCTCAAAACCTTCATTTCTCGACCTGTTTTCAAGGTGTATCTCATTTCTAGTACTACCTTCGTCAATTCTTCCATATTTACCAAACATTTTCATGCTTATATAGTCACCGTCATCAAGACCTTCTCCGTGTCTAGCAACGACTGGTACAAGTTTTCTGTTTCCGTGATCTACTCCATCATCGGCAATTTCCTCGTCTGACTTTAGCTTAAAGATAGAGAAGCTCGTACAGAGCCATATCAGTCTGTCAGATCCAGAAACAACGTCTGTCGTTTCTCTTGTGATACCGTCTCTATTTAGCTGCACAAACGCCAAGCATGGAACATCGTATTTAACCATAAAATTGTGAAGCTTTGTAATCTGAAACCCAAGAACCTGATATTCTTGCATTGAAGAACTAATTCCCTCAGAACCCATAAGTTTAAGATAATCATATACAATTAAACAATCTTTTGTTTGTCCATTGTCGTCAAAGCCTACGTGCTGATATATCCATTTACGCATTTGGCTTAGTATGTTTTCAAAGGATTCTCCCGCAATACTAATATAGTGATAGGGTATTTTCTTTAGTTTATCACTAGCTGCCAAGACTTTTTCTTTGTCTATTTCGCTCTCAGCAAACCTACCCGTGGTGATCTTGTTTATTTCTACACCAGAAAGGCACGCGAGCATACGGTTGTGGTGGTCTTTTTTGGACATCTCCGTGTCCAAAACCAATACGGGAATATTTAGCTCTCCGCTCACATGCATGGCGACAGCGTCTCCAAACATGGACTTACCAACCTTTGGTCGTGCGGCAACCAAGTCAACACACTTCCTTCTTAGTCCGCCGCCAATAGCTACATCAAATCTTGGAAACCCGCTGGGGATGCCAGCAAAGTCCGATGGGTTATCTATAAGGTACTGTACATACTCGTCAAGATCTTCACCAATCAGTTCGGTCTGCTTACTGGAACCTTTATAGATATCGCCAGTCGCATCCAGTATTGGTTCTTCCACCTTGGATATTACATCTATAATGTCCTCATCACCGGTGAGTGAGTCTAGATGTTTTTCGCAAGCCTTAAGTGTTTTCTTGAGATCTCTTGCTAGCTTAAGCTTTGCTAGCTTAGAGGCGTGGATGCCTATGTTATCTTTAAGTATTGGGAAGTTAAATAGGGATCTAATGAACCCTATCTCATCTTTGGTATTAATCTGATCGTAAATACCAAGATCGTTTCCGGCAGACAATATTGATGAAAGCTCAACCTTAGACGTGTCAAATATTGACTTTTGTACACAGCTAAAGATAAGCTGATTCATCTCATTGGTAAAATGATCCGACTGAATAAAATCTATCTCTAGATAAGCGTCGAGGCCATACTGACAAAGAGCCGCTATGACAGCTCTCTCAGCCGCCATATCTTCAAGTTTTTTTGTTGTTATTTTGCTAGACATTTGTCACACGTATAAAATTCTCTTGCGTGGGTTGGGTGTACGGAAAAGTCTTTATTACATCTCTGACAGTGTTGATCCACGTATTTTACTGTCGCCCTTCGTCTTTCAGTTGGCTGAAAGTCTGGTGTTGTAATGTCTCTGGCGTCCTTACCGTCATCAACAAACTCATTTGATCTGTTCTTAACTTCATTTACAGGTACGCCGCCTTTTCTAGTTTCAATAGCGTCCCCTCCAATGATGGGGGAAAGAAACTCAGATTCGTTCTTGTTGTTAGTGGGAGGTGTTTTCTTTTCTTCTACTGGTGGCTTGCTCTCCTGCTCCAGCAGGTTATTTGCTAAGGATATCAATTCAGCATCGTTTGTGGCGATAGCGTTTTTTAATAGTTTCTTGGCTTCTTCAAGTCTGTCCACACTTATCTCCTTCTAGATAGGTTTGTTAAAATGTTTGCCATACTCTGTACTCTGTCGGCTTTGCCGCTCAATATTTTAACCCTAGCCTCAGCGTGATTTTTCACCTTCAATATTTCAGATGCTAGAGGGTTTTCTCTTATCGCAGAATAATATTTCTCTTGCCACTTGGTATATTGTGATCCATAGTTATTCATCACTGTAGATATTATATACCAAATACTGGAATCTGCCCATTCTAAAATGATACTTTCTTTAGCTTTCTGCGTTTCTATGTACTCCGAATAAGCGTATAGTTCATATGCATATGAAGCCTGAACCTCCGATGACAGAGATTTTATGTCTTCGGTTTTAAGGTTGAGTATTATTTCTATCTCTTCGTTTTCTTTTACTGTAGCGATACTCTTGGACGATTTCCAATCTTCTACGGCATTTATGAATTCATTTAATCTTTCTTCGCCACTCATCTATATCCTCATTGTAATTAAATTCTATTAAGCGTATATCGTTAAGCTCGCACCACTCTTTTTTTTCTGAGTCCCTTGCTTTGGCTCTATAAAATGACAACTTATCTTTGTAGAAGAATTTGTTAAACTTGTAATGCTGTTCGCCATGTACTTCAACAATTAAATTTCTGTTTGGTATAAAAAGATCAGCCCTTAATGTGCTACGCCTTCTTTCTGTTTTGCTTCCGGGTAGTGAAACCTCTTCTAATATTCTATCATACGGAAACAGTTTGTCAAGAAGTTCTTTTGCTTTTTTGTGTAGAGATGATCTGCTAGACGCCTTTGCCTCGCTAGCCGAGGGATTCCAGCTATACTCTCTCCCATCAAGACCCTTTATGTTCACTATACTTGTTCCTTAAAATCTCGCAAGTTTCTGTCCAGTCGGATACGTGGTGAGACACATCCGCCTTAGAGTATATGGGAAAATCATTTCCAGAAGGCTCACATCTGTCTCCAAAGAATACAGTTTTTCCAACCATGTCCTTAAGTGCCTGAGATTTGTTTTTGCCTTTTGGGTAGATGTCTATACTTATCTCTCCACCTACTGAAAACTCTAGCTTGGGATACGCAAATGAAAGCGACTTTGCAATTCTTTCTCTCTCTCGAACTGTATTATCCCATATATGGTACGCCTTGCGTTGTTGGGTTGTTGCGCTCCTACCCAGCGTGGTAAAGTTTACCATGCCAATACGCTCTTCTATGTTATTTCTAGCTTTTCCAAACCAAGGGCTTTTTTCCATAGCTAGCATAAGATCTAGATGCAGATAGGCAGACATTTTCCATTTGGATTCTTTTGTTAATTTACCATTTTTATATAGCTGGTTTCCGCAACACTGGTAAGATCCATCAACCAATCTCCATAAAGGAACCCCAACTTGCTCTACGGTTTTATCCCTATCGGAGCCAGTAACAAAGAACACCTTATTATTTAAGGACTGCTGGTATAAAACCCAGTCTGCAAATATGTGTTTAAAGTTATCGTCTATTTTTTCCCTTGACGGAGTTAAGGTTCCGTCAATATCAAACAGGTAATTAATCATCCTCTTCTACCTTTTTACCATCTCCATCAAGCGTTACCCACCCACATCCTTCGCACAGGCAGAAGTATCTTTCATGCTTTCTGACAATTCCCGCAAACTCATTTTTATCTGCGTGCTCTTCTCCAAACAAATCGGCGGTACAATCATAGCAAAAACTAGCCATCTCTTTTTTTCCTTCTCTCTATAACCTTTGTCTCTTCTCTTTTTAAAAGATAGAGTGCAAGCAATACTATACCCACCTCTATAGTCCATGCCATAACTCCAGCAAATACAGCCTGCATTATACTACAGCCCTCCCCTTTAGTTTTTCCCAATCCTTTTCAGGTCTAACTTCTAGATTTGTTTCCCAAGCCCCACGAAGGGTGTGGCACGGAGTACCCAGCTCTTCCGCAAGCGTTATTATTGAGTTTAGATCTTTTGGAAAACAGCTTCCTCCAAAACCTCTCTTGCCATCAGGCCCCGGAACTACCCAGTGTGTGTCGCCAAGACGGGGGTCAAAGTTTGCGTACTCTGTAACCTTATCATAGTCAACCCCGCTAGCCTCGCACAGCTTGGCAAATTCGTTGGCGACTGAAACCTTTGCCGCCAAGAAGCAGTTAGATAAATATTTTACATATTCAGCGATTGTTGATTGTGTCTTTATTTCC